TAGCAAGTAACACAGTGTCGTAATGAGATGCCATACACTTAGTCACTACCCATGCAGGATATTCCTTCTCCCAACTACTGTCTTCACTATCCAGTAAGTTCTGCTTTGTCTCGTTGATTGTCTTTAAATAGTCCGATAAGAGATGTTTGTTGTTCATAATTTAGTAGGAGAAGTTCTTTTCTTTTCTTTTGATCTTTGGTATATGTACCAGAGGATCTCATAGTATAGGTTAGATCCCAATCTTTTTGATACCAATCAGGAAATCTATCCTTAATAAACAATTCTGAATTATAAGTTATCATACATTTATTGTCTGAAGCACATGCATAAGAAGCAAACAACTTGTGATCGAATGATTTATGCATATCACCTTTATTACCATACAAGTTATCCTTAATAGCATATGGTGGATCTAGAAATACAAAAGCATTCCTACCATACAACAATTCTTCATAAGATTGATTAGTAATTCTCCATCCTTGAATCAATTCACTCAATGCAGGAAGTTTATCTATTCCTCTGAAGGTAAAGTTTGCTCTAGATGCTTGTTTACTGAAAGAACTGTTAGCAGTTAGACCACTAAAAGAACATTTGTTTGCCACATAGAAATTAAATCCTGACTCATAGAGATCATTGTTTAATTTATCCTTAGCATCATCAAATGCCATCTTGTGTGCATCGTAACTCTCACCGAGTTCTGTCTTCAATTCCCTTAGATCATCACACAACTGCTGTCCGTGGTCTCTGAGGGTCACCCAGAAGGCATACAGAGGGTAATAGAGGTCATTTACCCACACATCTGTATTAGGATAAGTTTGGGTAACGTACAGTGCCATAGAACCACCACCTAGGAAAGGTTCTCTATAACTTTCTATCTTAGGTAAATGTTGTGATAGAAATTTAATTGCTCTGGACTTACCACCAGGATATCTTAAAGGTGTGGAGTACTTCATTCTATAATAGTCATTCCATAATCATCTGGAGTTGGAACAGGCAAGTAATAACCATCAGGTTGTGGTGCAGTTCTTCTTCTTTGTGGCATTGTGATAATGTCAATAGTTTCCTCAAACCATCTGTTCATTGATTTTGCCATCTGGCGATAAGAGGTTCCAACATAAAGTTGTCCTGATACAACTGCTACAGTTGCTGCACCCCAGAATGCATAATAAAATCTGGATTTCACTTGTGCTCTCACACGATCTCGTTTGTTCATAATAATAATTTAGATTTAAATTTAGAGTTTGGTTTCATTGAATGAAGAAGATCATCTAATTTATCTGATAGTACATAAGAAAACCCAATAGTAGTTCTGAGGTTATCAGTGAGAGCATTAGGAGAAGATCCATAATGATCCCAATTAGATGGAACTAATACACCACGATTCGGTATATATGGAACGTGGTTATATTTATTAGTGTTTGTATTATAGCATACAAATTCACCACCCCATTCTTGATTCCATTTTAAATTTGTAAAGAGTACAAATGTCCATACCCAAGGTTGTAAGAAATCCTTATGAAAAGGTGCTACTTGATTTGTAGTTTGTCCATTAACATGTATCTTACAAAGTTGGATAGGGTTACGTATGTACTTTTGAATCTTTAACTTGATGTGAGTTGCTGCATCATAAAAGGCAATTCTATCATGTTCATATTCAAAACCCCAAGATAATTTATTGGCAGTGTTTGAATAATTAATTAAAGACCATCCACTATAAAGTTCATCACTTAATGCAATGAAATTCTTTACAGGTAATACTTCATTATCAAATGAAATACAATCATTCATTAGTCGTCATGGTCATCCCATTGATCGGTAAGACCTTCATTGTTAAAGAATGCTTTGTATAGACCAAACCCTGATAGTGCAATAAGAATTACTAAAATAGAAATTCCTAAAGTAGTGTTTGGATCTGCATTGTAATGTGGTATTAAAGCATTACACTTAGTCCATGTACCAGGTAAAGTATATACTGGTGGACAAGATAGAAAAATCATAGTTTATTATACCCAATTTGGTTTTCTGGATTCGTCACGAAGATAATTAGATGCAACCCAAGGTTTGCTGCTAATGTAATTCTTGTAAGCAGTAAAAGTGTCAATGCTTGTGTCATGTTTAAACTCATCAGGCATTGCCCTAGTAAATGATGTAGGTGGTGGACAATCTGGGAATATAATATCAGCACATTCTATAGTATACTGACAACTATGTGTCTTACTATATCTGTGTGTATATTCTGCACATAAAGCAAGTCCGTGGTCAATTAACCAACGGAAGTTTGTCTGTGCCCAGATAGTACAAGGGTGGTTACGAAATGCACCCTTATCTGTTTTGTATGGTGCACCATCTAATTTAGGTAGAACACCAAAACCATGACCCCACTTTTCTGATGCTACAATAGAAAGCATTTGACATGTTTCTAATGGCATCTTGACAATGTGTTTGTCAGGTAGAACCTGTGCAGATTTCACAGGATCTGGGTCGGTCACAAAAATATTCATAATAATATTCTAGCACTGTTGCTAGTCAAAGTCAATGCCGACTTCATCAGATATGTCTCTATCCAAATCAGGTAGATGAGGTTCTATCCAATGTTCTTTATTGTCTATACCAGCAGCATTAGCATATCTCCAAATGTGCTGATCAACTTGTTTAAAGATATCATGTAAGTTTAAATCCATACGGATATCATGTGCAATCTCAGCAATCTGTTTCTCTGTTAAACAGTGGTCAGGATGCAGTAAATCACAACAAGGAATTCTTTTTTCTATCAACTCGTTTAAGTTGATTCTGATTTCGTAATCTTGGTATACAGGCATAATATTTAAGTACTTATTTTATGTATCATCATCTACAGATTCTAATTCTTCAATAGCATCAACTGGCACTTCATGACCATCTATACTATACCAATGTTGTGGTACACCAATACTGTCAGGTCTTACACCTAGGTATTTAAGTGTATCACCATTAAAGGTATGCTCACGTAGCATTGCCTGTAAACGACAATGTATTAGTTCTTGTCTACTAACTCTCATCTTCTCCTCCTTTTTTTCTTTTTAAATAACTTTTGGTAAATAGGTCTGACAATGAACAGATCTATTACTTCAATAAGAAATACAATTCCTAAGAAAGCTAGCATTCCTATGAGAATTATGGGTTCAAGTAGTTTCTTCATTTAACTTCTCCACTAATTCATCACAACAATAAAAGATATTCTTGTAGTTTTGATCTTTACCTCTATACACCTTAAAGTATTTCATAAGGATAGGTAGAATGTCTGCTTCTTTCATTTTAATTCACACTCCATTAAATATTTTTCTAATTTTCTAACTCCATCTAAAGAATCACCTGCTCTTGATAGTGCTACGTTACAACTATCACATATCCACCCACGAAATTTTCCAGTTTTATGATTATGATCTAAACATAATTTCTTATGTTGGGAACGATATGGTTGTAAAGGTGATTGTCCACAACAATCACATACCTCTGGAATTGGTGGTGCATCTTTTCTGAGATCTCTTCTAATTTTATCATCTTTTTTAACACACTCTTTACAATCAATATTAATTCTTTTTGGAACTCCCCCTTCACCTCTAATTCTAAAACATGATATAGGAAGATCTCTACCACATTTTCTACAAATTTTAGTGGTAGTCATTTGAATTCACACTCCAACATAATTTCAGTTAATGCTGCTAAGAGATTAATTTCTTGGTCAGCAACAAATGCTGATTGATATTGGTACTTAGCAATAATCAATACTGCTTGAGGTATAGTTACAGGTACTAGGTAAGTATATAAACTATCATAGATTGATCTAAAGATATGAGATGGTTCATTATCTAAATTAGAAGATACCCATTTCTTTACTGTAGTAAATTCATTCTTCTTAAGTGAATCAGTTAGTTCTTTAAATTTAACTTCATTTAAACTTGCTAGTATACCACTATCAATTACACCACCAACAGCATAGCGTTGACATTCATTAAGTGTTCTTCTCCAATCAGGAAAGAACTTAAGTATTAACTGTGGTAATACCTTCTCATCAAAATCAACACCTTCATTATTTAAAATATATTTTAAACGTTCAAAAAAGTTTGATGCTACCATCTTCTTATCAACAGAAGGTATTGTGAAATCTATTACAGTACATCTAGAATGTAATGGTTCTAGAATCTTATTCTTATAGTTACATGTGAATATAAATCTACAGTTGCCATGAAACTTTTCTATGTTTGCCCTTAATGCAAGTTGTACATCTGTGCTAGTGTTATCTGCTTCATCTACTATGACAACTTTATGTTGTGAATCAGAAGATAAAGATACAGTAGAAGCAAAGTTAGCAACCTTGTTTCTAACTGTATCAAGATAACGTCCTTCATCAGAACCATTGATAATAATGTAATCAACTTTTAGTTCTTCACATAATGCTCTGGCAACAGTTGTTTTACCAACACCTGCTGTACCATGTAAAAGCATATTAGATATTTGACCTGTAGCAAGAAACGCTTTAAATTGATTCTTGATAGAATTAGGTAAAATACAATCTTCAATTTTCTTTGGTCGGTATTTTTCGACCCATACAAAGTCAGTCATTGTTAATAATATAAGTGGGTGGTGTGTGATGATCGTTCCAATGACGAATATTGCCACCAACAATAAAACAGTTAGTAATTACTAGTTGAAGGAAGATAAAAGTTCTTATCATTGCAACATAATCTGCTTCTCTATCAGATTTACCAGATTTGTCACCTAATGCTTTTGCCCATACCCTCCACATCTTTCTCACTTTTTAAACACTCCTAACTTTGTTAGAATATAGAGTGCTAATATTGTCCAGAAGACAACTTCTAATCCTACGTAGTTCATTAAATTACCCAAAAGTAGAATCAGGTTCTAGTGCTATGTAATATTCTAACTTCAATGAATTATTACAGAAACGAGCAACTCTTTCACTAATCTCAACATCATATGTACCTGGTATTATCTTTATGTTTTCTATTTTAAAATTAAATTTAAATGGTACTTCAGATTGACCAACCTCATAAGATACTGCATTAGAAGTATCGTTCTCTTTATCCTTAACAACTAAACAAACTTCACCACCTTCAGATTCTAAACACATATCAGTTAATTGATACACACGTGCACCTTTTATTAAATGTGATAGTGTTTCATTAGTTAATTGAAAACTAAATTGATGATCTGGTAGTTGTATATCTTTCTCTGGTGGTTTAGCAATTACATCAGGATCAGCAAAGAAATACTTAACTTTAGATCTGCCATTCTTGATAGTCATGTATGACTTGTTATCAAAATTGATAGAAGGATTATGAAATAAAGAAACTCCACCTAAAAATTGCCCTAAATCATATATGGCAAAAGGCATAGGAAA